ATCAGGATTTGATTAGTTTTACTGCTGAGTATGATTATCATGGAAATCTTACTATGCTTGAAGAAGAAAATGGTGAGGTTGTTGAAAAGAATTATAAATTATCTCTTGAAGAAGAAATTGGTCTTAAACAGCTCGATGCCATGAAGGAAGAATTAACTCACATGTATAAATACAAATCTTCTAATGGAAATATTAGATATGACCTCGCTCCTGGTTTTGAGAATATTCTTCATGATGATAGATCGTACTGTCTCGCCTTAATGGGACACGCTTTATTTACATTAAGAAGTCAAGATCAAGTAAGACAAAGAAGACCACAAGAAGATGCCACAAGTTTCATCAATAAACTTACAATCCGTAAAGCAAAATACAATTAAGGAGGTGCATTATTAAATATGCCTAGACCTAAGAAAGTAGATGCAAATTCTAATGCACCTGCTAAAATAAATAATTCACAGAAGAAAACCACTTCTTCTAATCCAAAACAGCCAACCGCAAATGAAATGCGTGAATGGTATGAGAAAAATAAAAGTAGACTTGAACGTTATGAAGACGCAACCGATGCAATCATGAATCTTCGAGACGTACAGAAATCAACTAGATATACAACGATTAGTAACTACTCTAAGGAAGACGTAAAAGATTACATCAAAAATATTTCTTCGAGTGAAAGAGATCTTCGTAGTTTATCACGTTATCTTTATTATCGTTCAGAAATCTATTATAGACTCTGTAAATATTATGCAAATCAGATTGATTTATCTATTCGTAATATTGTTCCACCTTTCGTAATTTCAGAAGATAATGATATTCAATCAACGCTTCAGAAATATCAAGAAACAGTTGATGTTGTTGATACTCTAGGATTAAATTATGAATTTCGTAGAGCTGCATCAATCACGCTTAGAGAAGATGTGTTCTATGGATGTGCATATTATACAGAGGGTGAGGGAATGTTTATTCTTCCACTTGATCCTGACTACATGAAAATTAAAGGTGTATTCCCAGATGGTTCATTCGCTTGTGCAATGGATATGAGTTATTTCAGACGACACACTGAACTGCTTGAATATTGGGGCGAGCCATTTAATAGCATGTGGAATGAATATCAAAGTTCAGGTGAGAAATATCAGTTGCTTCCAGAAGAATACAATGTGTGTATCAAGTTTAGGTCTGAGGATTGGGAAACAGTTGTTCCTGTACTAACACCAATATTCCTCTCGTTAATAGACTTAATGGACGCTTCTGATTACCAAGCAGTGCAACAAGCAGCTAATATCTATAAGTTAATATGGCTTGAGATGAAAACTCTTGGTACAGATGTTGATGATTGGGCGGTAAACCCAGATATAATGATTCAATATTTTAATCGTATGCTTGAAGAGGCATTACCACCTTATATATCTGCCGCTATTGTCCCAGGTGAACTTCATGAAATAAGTTTCCCAGATGATGCGACAGGCGATGTTACTAAAGTTGAAAAAGCAACAAAGGAAATACTTAATACTGCTGGTGGAGCACAGATATTAAATCTTAACTCTGCATCAAACTCGATAGCATTTAAGTTTGGTGTTCTTGCAGATTCTACATTTTCTATTTCGACTCTTATTCCACAGATTCAAGCAATTGTAAATCGACTTTTATCTAGTTGGATATCTAAACCTTGTAAAGTTAAATTCTTTGATGTCTCTATTTATCAGAAGGATGACTTTAAAAAATCGATCCTTGAGTCTTGTCAAAATGGACTTCCAAACAAGATTTTATACAACACATTAAACGGTGTATCTGAAAAAGATACTCTTGCTATGAATTTCTTAGAGGAAGATTGTCTGAATCTTGGTGAGAAGCTTAAACCGTTTAGCACATCATATACACAATCTGGTGATAATCAAGGCGGTAAGCCTGAAAAAGATGAAACAGAACTTACGGATGCTGGACTTCGCACGAGAGACGAGGATCTCAATAATAAATAAAGGAGGTGTCTTAATATGAAATACAATTTTATTAAAACCTCCGACAAGGAGACAAAGGAAAATCTTCTCAAAGAAGGTTTTAAATTGGTATCTCAAGATGGGAACGTGGCAACATTTTTGAATAGCCACTCTCTCACTTTTGAAAATACAAACAATAAAATTCAGTATAGCAACATGCTAACGTTTTAACCACTCTCCTATCTTGAGTGGTGTATCAATTAAGAAAGGAGGAATAGGTTAAATAATGCCAAAAAAAAAGAAAAGACGAATTATGTCTATTGATGAGTTGTATGAGTTCTGTCTAAAGAACAATTTTGCTCATTTTAATAGTAATGAATTCGGTAAAGAACTCATGGTTCGTATGAATGGTAATTTTGAAAAAACTTCCAAAGATGAAGATAAACATAAAGAATCCCTTACTCCATTCGTTAGTCGTGCATTTCACGATCATGTCAATCTCAATAAATCGGAAATATCCGAAGAATCTTTCAACGAAAATGTCCCATCAGCAAACTTTCGCCCAATCTTAGCACATATCACTACCAATTCAGATAATGAATTAGATTTCGGTAGTCATGATTATTATGTGACTACTGACAAAGATGGTAACGACAAAGTTGTATATGAGGAACAGCCTATCGGTGTTATTGATGGCACAAAGACTACTATTGAATATGATGAAGACGCTGGCGTAAATCGTGCAGTTTTGCATGGTTATTTATACGATGAGTATTGTCAGGACGCTATTGAGATTCTTAATAGACGTGGAACTGTAGATTGTTCGGTGGAATTATGCATTAGGGAGTTATCATTTAATACTGCTAATAAAACTTTGCAGTTAGATGATTTTTATGTATCAGGTCTTACTCTTCTGTCAAAGGATGTATCCCCTGGTATGGCAGGAAGTAATTTTAAAATTGAAGATTTCGCTGTAAATGCGGAAACAGTAACATTTAACACAGACAATAAATTGGTTGAAACTTTAGAGAAATTAACTAATATTCTTGAGAGTTTTGATATAAATCAAAAATCAAAGGAAGGAGGAACAAATAACAAAATGACAAAATTTGAAGAGTTACTTGCCAAATATGGTAAGACTGCTGAAGATGTAACATTCGACTATACAGAAATGTCAGATGAGGAACTTGAAGCAAAATTCGCTGAGATGTTCGATGATGACAATTCAGAAGGAGACAATTCAGGTAACGGAGAATCTGGTGAGCCTTCCAATGATGGAGAAGGTGATGGCGAAGGAGCTTCTGATCCAGATGGTGATGAAGAAGAAAGTCAGACTTTTGAAAAGATTGTTCGTACATATGAAATCAGTCATGAAGATACAAGATATGCACTTTACCAGCTTTTATCTGAATATGAAGATGCTGATAATGAGTGGTACTTTATCAACGCTGTTTACGATGATCATTTTACATATGAGAACTGGAATGGTGATAAAATCTTCGGTCAGAACTATACAAAAGATGGCGATAATGTAGCTTTTGATGGAGAAAGATATAATTTACATCGTGAACTTTTGACAGATAGTGAATTTGCAGAGTTGCAGTCTATGCGTTCAAACTACGCTGCACTCAAAGAGTTTAAGGAGACAGCAGAAAAGAATGAACTTCACGCAAAGCGTGAGGAAATTCTTGCAAATAAAAACTTTGCTTCTATTTCTAAAAAAGATGAAGAAGGAAAATTCATTAATAAAGATTTTGAGAAATTGTATACAAATATGGATAATTACTCTCTCGAAGATTTAGAGAAGGAAGCAAAACTTATCTATGCAGATTTTAATATGAAGACTTTTGCAGCTACTACTGAGAAAACTCAGAAAAAGTCAACTGTAAAAGTATTCGCTAATGTAAACAAGTCTAAGAAAGATAACCGTTACGGAAATCTTTTTAGCAAATAAAAAATGAAATATAAACACATTTGTTGGCACTCATTTTGAGTGTCTTTTTTAATGCAAAAATTTAAGGAGGATAAAACATGATTCAGGTTAGTATTGCAAAACATGCAGTAGCTTTCCCAAGCAAGGTTCTTGCTTCTAATGGTGGAAAGCACATTTATAACATTCAGTTAGCTGAAGCTGCTGAGAAATTCGTGGACAATGGTTGGTTCGTTGGTAAGGGCGATTTTATTGAGTTGGATCTTTACAAGGCTGTAGCTCCTACTAAGTTCGCAGGAAAGGTTGTTGGTGTA